TACTGGTTCTTTTTCATATCCATAGTCTAATAGTTTAATTTTCATTAATACTCCTCCTTTCTTATTATTTTACCATAGCTTTACGAGAACTTTAATTAGTAATTATATTACTTTTTAAAAATAATCTTCTCGTACGAAGCTTATTCTAACATTTTAGGAACTTCTGCTTCTTCTAAAGCATACTCTGCTTTTAATTTAGCTGCATCTAAAGCTAAACGAGCATTATCTACTATAACTTTACTTATACCAGTTATAGCTTTTGTCCTTTCAAGTTCTCTATCTAAATTCTCTCCAGTTAAGTCTTCATCATTTAATCGTTCTAATTGTTCGAATAAATGATTGTTTAAATCAACTAATTTATTTCTTGGCAAGATTACTACTCCTTTCTATTAATTTTGCAATTGTAATTCCAACTTTAGTGGCTTCAGGTAAGTCCTTATAAAATAATTGTTGTTTAGCCATAATCAAAGCTGTTTTATTTGAAATACATATTAGATTATCTAAATCAAAGTTTCTATTATTTCCATCAGCAAATATTACTCTATGACTTTTAGGAATAGGTCCATACGTTTGTTCGTAAATATACGTATGTTTACTTTTCCAAACACTTGGATTTGCTGTTTTAATAATTATGTATCCATTCTTTCCAATGCGTTCACTTCCAATAGGCTTAGTATTAACTGGTATACTGCCTTTTTGAAAACACGTTTTTCTAGAGTTCTTTTGACCTTCTTTAGTCATATAGTCATCCCATTTTAAACCTTTAGTGAAAGACGGAACGCCACGTTTAAAATTAAATTGTCTACCTGTTCTAAATTTATGTTTACTTGCTTGGTGTTTTAACGCTTGAATTGAAACATTAGTGTTAAATTTCTCATTGAATAGTACCACCATATCTTTATACTGATGAGTCTTAACGTGATTTTTAATAAACTCAAGTTCTTCTTCAGTATATTTATGTGGACTTTTTTTAGTCATTTTCTTCACCATTTAACTCACTTAAATAAAGAGAAACTACTTCTTTAATATCATTTTTTAATTCAATCAAATCATCACAAACTAAAGCATCTTGTTGATAAGCAACCTCTTTCATTGAGCAATGTTTATCAAAAACTAACTCTATCATTTTATTTATAACTTTATTCATTTTTTATTCACTCCTTATCTAATGCTTGACCGCATTCAGGACAATAATTTGGTATATCACATACCCAACAATATCCACAAGTAGGACAAGAATGCTTATAACAATTATATCTATCATCTTCAAAATTTTGTTTAATTGTTTTCTTTGGTGTTGCTTTGTCTACTAGTTCTTGAAGTAATTCTTTTTCTTTACAAGGTTCTAACTCGTTATCACAGTTACCACAATAACATTGGTTACAAAATTTATCTAATGATTTTTGGTATTTATTCATCTAACAATCCCTCTTTTTCAATAAAATAATAACTATACTTCTTTACATTTTCTTTTGTATACTCTTCAATATACATTTTAGGCATACAACCATAAGTAGATGTTTCTTGTGATTTACGAGCAACTTCTAATATAATTGACGCTTCATACTCTGTTAATTCCATTACAAATGTTGTTTCATCATCACAACCTACAATGTTGATTATATATTTCTTTTCTTCCATACTATTTTTCCTCAATTTCTCTTGCTTTTTCATTATATCCATCATAGTACCCATCGCAATATGCTTTTTTAATTTGAACAACTGTACATAAATCTTTTGAAGTTCCTATGGTATTCCAAACACTAGTTGATGTATCCATAACACCAAACACATTTTGTTTTTCATCATATATAATTTTAACTTTTTCGTATATTTGTTTCATAATTACACCTCGCCATCTTGTGGCATTTCGAATACTCTATCGTAACCTTCTTTGTCACAGTATTCTATATGTTTTTCTATCATAGTTAACACAAGTATTGTTTTTTGTTTACTAGAGTAATAACCTAAACACATTCTATCATTTGGTGAAACGTGATTATTTGTAAATATTCCATAACCTTGATTAGTTAAATAATACATTCTTAATGTATTGACTTTTGTTAAGGACTCTCTATCTTGACTTCTAATCCACATACTACTTTTCCTCGATATAACATATTCCACCGTAATTAACTACGATCGTTCCATCTTTTAATTTGTATCTTGCTTCGATACCTCTTACTAAACAGCTAACTGATTTCTTAATTAATTTTTTAAATTCTTCTTTTGTCAATAACATATTTTGCTCTCTTTCTTGCTCTGCTTTTACACTGACTTGCAACAGTCCTAGGTAGCATTAAGAAATAGGCTGAACTGTGTTCAATTAAGTTATACCACTTTATTAAATTGTTTTTAGGAAGGGGATATATTTTATGTAGATAGTGGGATAACACCTAGGCTTTTTATAGCCGACTAGGAAAGAGCTTACGTCTGATTTCCTAGTTTCGTATTACTTTTCAAATACTCATCAGGGCTATTTTATAATTCTCTCATTTTTATTTTAGGTTCTTTAGGTTCTTTAATTGGAAGTTCTATAATTTCAGTAGAATCATATTTATAAATACTATAAGTATCTCTATAATTAATTCCACCTCTTCTTAAACCTCGATCAAGTTCCATATCAATATATCTTTGATATTTATCAACAATACTTTGGTTTAGGTTTAAGTTATATTCTTTACATCTTTCTAACGCCCATATAGTAGCGTAATATTCAGACTCACATCGTCTCATACTTTTAGTAAAAGTCATTATGTGACCGATCTCGTGTAACAACGTAAACGTTGAAGAAAAACTATTAGCTTGATTCCATTTGCAAATTCTTCGTGTTCCATCACAATGTGCGTGAGTTCTTTGTCGGCAAGTTGAATTTTCAACAATTACAATTTTGTATTTTTTAATAACTTCATTTTGAATCTCTAAATATGTCATATATATCTCCTTTATTAATACCTATAATTATACTAAGCTTTACTGTTTAAATTCATCTGAGGCTAAATTTTAAGTCTTATTTTTAATTATTAGCTAGTTTAACTAATAATTCTTTACCTTTTTTACAACTATATACTGAAATAACTTCTCCTTTATTAATTAAATCATATAAACTATAACCCCAAGTGTTTCTATCTTCTTTACAAACTAACCAACTATATTGATTGCCATAGTAATAGTGTTTCATTAAATAATAATTACCTAATTTGTAACCTCTAACTTCACCATCAAAATCTCTTAAAGTTTCTAATTTAATTTGTTTCATATATATCTCCTTTTCATTAATTGGTAATTTTTACCATACTACGTATATATTATATCACAATAGTAAATGTTTGTAAATAGTTTTTTGCAAATTTGTCAAACTTTTTTTTATTTTGATATAACTGTTTAATTGGTAATATTTACCACTTATGGTTATATTATATCACCATAATAATTGATTGTAAATATGAAAACGTTTTCATTTTCAAAAAGTTTAAAAAAGAGCCGTTTCCGACTCTTAGTACTCATTGATACCGATCAATACCATATTTGCATTATCACTTAAAGCATTTCCTGCAAAACCAGTAATTCTAGTATCATAGATATTTAATTTCTTCATACAAGTTTTTCTAGTAACTCCATCAGCACTAAACTCGTAAGGCATTTCAATACAAATAGATTGACCGTTCCACTTGCTACCATCGTATCTTACTTTAGGTAAATGATAGTGGAAGTTCATTTCATTAATGCTTCCATTTTTAGCAAATGTTAATACATAACCATTAGCACAATTTGATAAAGCTTTACTAAAAGTTGTATCAAAAGTAGCATTTACTAAATTACCAACTGAAGTGTATAACATCTTAACGTTATGTTGATATATACATCGCCAAGGACTCCAACTACCTTCTTTATAATTAATAGTATATGTGTCACCATCTTCACTAATAATAACTATATAACCTTTAGTAGCACTAGTAAAACTTGCATAGCCTCTCCAAACTTTATTATTAATAGGCATATTTGCAATAGTACTAGGAATATATAAAGTATGGAAACCAACTCCAGCGTTTAATACTTCAGTAGCAATATTATTAACAATAGTTAGTTTATCAGTACCATCTACTTTAGTAATTGCACCATTATTTACTCTAGTTTGTAAATCATAAACCAAAGATGCAATTGTTTCAGCATCACTACCATCAACTGACTTAAATATTTCAAAGTAAACTAAAGTGTTTTTAACTGGTAGTGCGTTAGTTAAACTAATTGATGAGAAACCAGTTTTAGAATAGTCAACACCTTCTCTTAAAATACGACCTTCAATGTGTACTTGTAAAATATCTAATACACTGTTATATTCAACTACAGGAATTTCAATATCGATTTGGTTCTCAACAGTAGTATGAACAAATCCAGTATATTTTCTCATTAAAGTAGTTGTTGATAGTGTATCTTTAATATTATTAAACCAATTCCAAAACGATTCTTGGTATTGTAAATATAAAGTAGATGTATCCATTTGAGTAATTAAACTTGTTACCCAAGGACAATCTTTACTACCACGTTTATCTGTAATATTAGTTTGATAAATACTAGTTGTATTAGCTCTAACATAAATAGCTGCTAACGGATATTGTTCTACATAAGTAGTTCTAACAATACTTTGTTCAACTGGAGAGCTAGCAGGAATACCTTTAATGATTTTAAATTCACTCTTTAATACAGTCGGATTTTTATTAACTTCAACAACAATTAAGTCAATTCGATCTGAAGTATCTCCACTATCTAGTGTTAATATTTCTTCTTCATCTGATTCGAACCAAGTATTAAAGAAATTACCTGCACCAGGTTTAATCTTAACTTGCATACCGTTATGAGCATACACTTGTAAGAAATCACTTGGAGTTCCGTGTTGAGTAGCAAATACACCATTACCAACTAAATATTTTAATTGCAAATTGAAATCGAATCCGTTATATTCATTATTTATTCCTAATTCAGTATTTGAAGGAAAATATCCAAATCTAATCATTTATATCACCTCTCTTAAATTTCAACGATAATTTTAACATCGTATCGTTCATCACTATACCAAGTTTCAATAACTTCAATAATTTTAGCAGTTAAAGTTAAACCATAATCTGCTGTAACAGTAATAATATCACCTAAATCATAATCTACTTTATAAATATAACTATTAACGTCTACTTCAAAGTTAAATGATTCAGTGATACTATTTTCAGATAATGCAGCATTACCACTTTCAATTAACATTGTGTTGTAATCAGTTGTTACAATATCACCGTTATTAGTTGAAGTATTAGGATTATCTAAAAACATTTCTTTACGATTAATACCAGTTGCATTACCAACTGTTACTTTTTTACGAAGAGTTCCTTCACCTTCACCACCAACTAGTACAACATTTTTTGCACTACTTAAATCTAAATCATAAGTAAATGATTGTAAGTTGTGTAAACCAGGATTGAACTCGATCGGGTCAACTATATCTTGATTGATCGATCTATCTGTTCCACGATATAAATTAAATATAAAGTTCTTATTGTCATCCATCGTAAATTTAAAGCCAATATTATAAGTTAAAGCTAATTCTTGGATAGCAATTAATAAATTATCATACGATATTTGTTTAATAACATTAGGTCCATAATAAGTTAAATCACCTAATTTGATATATGATACTTGTCTATCAGTAGTAGTATTAATAAAGCATTGTTGAACTAAATATCGCATACATATGTCAGCAGTATCATTTACATTTAATTGTTCCCATATAATTCTTTGAGTAAGAAGATGACTTAATGAAAGGCACGTAATTGTAAGTTCATCTGCACCTGTGTCTATATTTTGCGATAGCGAAACCTTAACAACCATACATATCATATCATCATTATCTCGTGATATGTATTTAGCGTGTTTAGTAAATAACTCAACTAAATATTGGTTAGCTGTGATTTTAAATACACAGCCACCAACATCATAATATTTTTTACTCCACAATATCTCACTAGCATAATCGATAATATCTATCAATTCTCTATTCTCATCTAAGATGTTTAATACAACCATATTAAAGACCTACCACTTCATCACGAGTTATAAATTCCATATAACAGTTCTCATTACAACCGATCACTTTTACATCAGTGTTAAGTTTTATCCACGTAGAACCTGCAACTAGTTTATTTAATAAACTTGTAGTCACATTTCCACGAGTAATAGTAGCTCTATTTCTAACACGATGATTTGTATTGATATGTAATATATCATTAGTTTTAAAGTCTCCTGAGAAGCTTAAATATTCATTTTCATTGTCAACATTAAATAAAGTCACGATATTAGTATCATTAAATAATTCAATAGTTACATCAAAACCAATTTCAGTTCTACCAGAATTATATAGTATCACTTGATTATTAAAGAAAAACTCACCTAATATAATTGTATCATCGTGTTCTACTGATAAAGGAAATGTAATTCCACCAGTTTGAGCCATATTGAAACTTTCAGTAGCTTCAACTTTTTTAAAGTGAGGGTCAGGACAAAGAACACTTATTTGCATTACTTCTACTTGTTCATAAACTTCACACTCACAAGTTTCAACTACACCATCAATATACACTTGTTTGTAAGGTGTATCGCAGTATAATCTAACTGAGTTATTCGGTGTGAAGAACTCATATAACTCATCACGATTTGCTTCACAATCACCTTCAATAAATAAAGTAAATACTAAATTACGTTTAGAACGTTTAGAACCATTTAACGTAACACCATCTACACCGATCATTGTAGTTTCATTGAAAGTAGTTGGTACGGGACTTGTACCTTTAACTTTATCTAATATCCATTTATCTTCTTGATTTGTGATATTTAAAGTCAAAGTATTGTGTTCAACTTTCCAATCGTACATTTTACACCGCACCACCTTTCAAATCTAATAAGTTACCAGTTCTTCTATATAAATCTTCTAAACTAGGTTGTTTAGGAGCATTAATAACTTGTGTGAAATTATTAATAACACCACCAACACTACCTCCACTAGAAGAACCAGCATTAACACCACTATTAAGAGTTAAACCACTCTTAATATTTCCTAAATTATTAGCAACTTTATTACTAAATGCATCAATATCTTTTTTAACGATAGGTAAAGAATCAACTAATCCTGAGCCAATACCTTCACCAAGATACATACCTACTGCATCGTGCATAAGTTTTGATGGACTTTCAATACCAAAGAAATCAGTAAAGAAACTTTTAACATCACCAACAAAACCTTTAATCTTATTTTTTATCCATTGTACTTTATCTTTTATACCATTCCATAAACCTTCAACTACGTCTTTACCATACTCTTTCATATCTTCACCTATAGCTTTAAATTCAGTGAAAACAGCATTGATAACTTCTTGAGCTTTAACTTTTAAATCACTGATAATACTAGGTAAAGCTCTTACAAAGTTCATAAACCACTCTTTAGCTTTATTAAATAAAGTAGTTTTAGCATTAGTTAATGAATTATAAATTGTAGTAAATAATTTAGGTAAAGCTTTAATTAATTCTAAAATTATCGTAGGTATTGCTTGAATTAATGCCATCCAAAATTGGATACAAGCTTTTAAAAGTATAGGAATAGCTTCAATTAATCCATTAACTAAAGCATCAATAATTTGAGGTAAAGCAATAATTAATAAATCAATAATTACAGGAATAGCATCAGTTAAAGCCATAAATAATTTTAATACACCATCTAATAACATAGGATAAGCTTTAATGATAGCATCAATTATAGTATTAATCATTGTAGGTAAAGCTTTTAATAACTCATCTATAATAATAGGAATAGAATCTACAATTGACATTAATAAAGTAATTGCAGCTTCAATTAATTGTGGTACAGCAGCAACTAATTGATTAATCAAAATTGGAAGTATCTCCATTATTTTTTCAACAATTACTGGTAGCATTTTAGCTAGTCCATCAATAATAGATATTGTTCCATCAATTATTACTTTTAGTAATTGAGGTAAAGCATCTAACAATGAATTAATAATTTTAGGTACTAATTGCACTACTAAATCAATTAATGTAGGTAGCATAGAGCTTACAGTATCTAGTAAAGTAGTAATAATACCACTTAAACCTTCAGCCATTTTTTCAGCTCCACCATCTACACCGTTTAAAGCATCAGTTAAGCCTCCACCTAATAAAGTAACAAAAGGCATCATAGCTGTAACTACACCTGTTGCTAGTGTTTTAAGATTAGTCATAATAGGTTCAGCAACTGCACCTAATTCAGCTATAGCTTGAGTTAAAGCTGCATCTGCTTCTTGAGCTGCAATTACATCTTTATTAGTTTCTTTAAATTGGTCACTAGCATCACTATAAGTATCTGTTAGTGTATCAGTAATTAACTTTTGACGTTCTTGCTCAGTAGTACAAGCATCTAATTGCTTTTGAAATTCTTCTTCACTGATACCAGCCCAATTCAATGCATCTGCTAATCCTCCGGTGATTTTGCCGGTTTTAGAAGTTTCTAAACTTGCTTCTGCTAGATTTTCGATTGGTAAACTATCACCAAAAGTAGCATACACGCCTGTAGCAATATTAGTCCAATTAGCTAAGTCTTCTTCACTTTTAGCCATTTGACCAATCATAGCTGTAGCTTCAGTTGCTTTTCCTGTGTCACCTAATACACCATATAATTTAGCGTATGTATCAGTTGATTGTTTAGCAGTTAAACCAGCTGTAACAAAGCCAGCTTCAAGTTTAGCCATATTATTTCTAGTTTCACGAGTAGACTCACCTAAAGCTAAAAATGTAGCAATACCACCAGCAGCTGCACCAGCTATACCTAATAAACCTTTAGCTACACCACCAGCTACACCTTTAATTGTATCTATTTTAGAACCAGATTCTTTAGCTTCGTCACCTAATTTATCAACAGCTTTACCTGCTTTTAAAGTAACTTGTGTTAAATCAACTGTACCAGCTTCAGCTTGTTCTAAAGTAGTTTTATAGTTTTGAAATTCTTTTTCAGTTTTATTAACAACAACTTGTTGATTGTTAATTTGAATTTTAAGTCGTCTAGCAGCTTCACTATTTTCGCCTTGTTTTGCAACTACGTTATCATACTCAGCTTGTAAGCCAGATAATTTACGTCTTTGTAAATCTAAAACAGTGTCTAGTTGTTTAACTTTAGCACTCAGACCTTCTGTAGATTTAGACCAATCATCCATACCACTTGATGCAGCTTTAAATTCACTATTTGCAAGTTGTATTTGTTTATTAGCTTCATTTAAACCAACTTTAAGGGATGTGACATCTAAACCCATCGCTATACCAATATAATTTTGTTCAGCCATAAGACCACCTCCTTATTGCTGTTTTTTCTTGGTAAACGTTACTTTTTTAAAATTCTTCTTGTTTGTTGTATTATTGTTCGTAGTAGGAGTTCGTTCTTGTTGTTTAAGTCTTTTAACTAATAAACAAAACTCACTAAAACGTTGTTTTCTTATTTCAAAAGGACTTATGTGAAATCTATCACATAAACTTAGTTGCAAATTAAATAAAACTTCATAAAGGGTAGTGGTTGACCCACCACCCTCATTTAGTTTTTTCCTGTTAACTTCCCAACTGCTTTTCCTAATTGAGTCATTGCAAAGTAATAGATTTGTACTATTACTCCACCAATATCAGATACTTTGTAATAACCACTATCATCAGTTAACTCAAAGATTTCTTTAATTAATTCCATAAAGAACGGATAACCTTCTTTAATTAAATCAGTAATTACTTCTACTTGACTTTCTTTAGATAATGCACTCAATCCTGCAAAGTTATCTGGATTGATAATTTGAATTACATCTTCACAAATAGCAGTTGATAAATCAAATTCTTGAGCTACTAAAGTTCTATCTAGCTTTCTACAAAGTCTATCTTGATACACATTTAATTTAATATCCATATTTTATTTTCTCCTTTCAATTGTGTGTTATTAAAGTGCTAAACCAATAATTTCTTCAGGAATTAATGGTGCAATAGTAGATTTACCATCAGTAAATTCACCTAATAGCATTTCTTCAGTAACACTTTCAGTAATAGGAACACAAACACTCTTGAAAGTTTCTTTAATTCCATTACCACAATCACATTTATAAGCAGTGTAAGCTGCATTGAATTGATATTCAACAGTTGTTACATCTGTTCCATCATTTTCAGTTGTATGAGATGTATTACCACCAGTAACTAAACATTTGTACATAATATTTAATTCTTCAGTACCATCTGTTAATTTACCAATATAAGATAATGCAACAAAGTTACGTTTTTTCTTTGTTTTAACGATCATATCTTTACCTTCAACGTAAGTACGACCTTCTAATCTAGCTCTTACTTTACGAGCTAAAACGTCCATAACAGCAGTAGCTACATCAGTACCTTCAGCTAAGATACCACCAACTGCTTGATTATCTCTAAAACGTTCAGCATAGCTTTCACTACCTTCAACATTAATAGATTCACAACCTTCTAAGTCTTCCCATTCGTCAGCTGAATAGCCATTAGCACTATCAACTACGTTAAAGGCAACTCTTACATCACGGATACCACGATAATCATTAAATGATTTTGCCATTTTATTTTTCCTCCTTGTAAAGTTTTCTAATATTAATCAATTGTCCAAAGTAATCAGTTCTCCCACTAGGAGCATCATAAGGTTTTCCTTCGACAATAAATTTTGCTTTTTTTGCTTCTTCAATAAATCTATCCATTTCAGTATAAACAAACTCACTATCATTCGAATAAAAGTAAATTACTAAATCAAGACTATATGTTTTTAATTTATTATCACGATACAATAACGTAGAAGGTGATAGCTTCCAAAATGTGAAGAAATGCTCTGGCCAATTATCATCAATTAACGAACCTTGTCTAAAGTAACGTTTGTCATAACCTAATTGTTTAAATAACTCATATAATTCGTTCATAATAACTCCTTCAAAATTTCTTCAAGTGTATTTCGATGTATTTGATGTATTTCATCTATGTGATCGTCTACAGCGTGTTGTATAAAGAAAGTAGGTTGAATTTTAGGTGTACCATAGTTTAAGAAAACAGCAGGTAAACCTTTCTTTTTAATACTAAAACCTAATTTTACAGTTCCAACTCCATCTTTCCATTTAATAGGATAAACTGTGAAAGATTCTTCAGTGTCTCCACTTCTATGATGTTGTTCCATAAAGTTAAGCATATCTTGTTTAGGTAACTCTACACTTTTTTCAACAGCTTTAGAGATAGCATCTTCTAAATTACCATTAGCTTTTTCTATCTTTTTAAGTAAATCACTTACACCATACATCTCAATAAATGCTTTTCCATTTGAACCACCTTTTTTACCCACGGTAACGTACCACCTTAAATCTCATATATTGATTTCTACGGTTAATATTTTCAGGAGCAGTAGTTAACTCCCAAATAGTATCGTCATCTAGTAATTTAATACGGTCATTTTTCTTAAGAACTGGATTGAACCAAGTGTCTACTGTTAAAGTATCTTCTTCAGCAGTAATATTATTAATTTGTTTATTAACACCAACATATGCTTTAGCTGAACAGAAATAGATTTCAGTTCCTTCAACATATGTTTGTTTATTTACACCATTAATAAATTCTTTAGTTAACGACAATATTATAAATGGAACATTAAATGGTGTTTGAGGTTGATATTGTTTAGCCATTATTTATACGCCTCAAATACTAATTGTAATACTCGTTGTTGAAAGTACTCACTTAATTTAGTATCACCATTACCATAGTTCCATAAATCAGCTACACCACGAATAATGCAACCAACACATTTATTATTAATATCGTCTTCATCTAATAATTCTTCTGGTACTCCAGCACTAAGCATATAATTGATAGCTTCGTCCATATATAAAGTAATCGTTCCATCTAAATGAGATGGTATATTACCTAATGCAGTTTTTATTTCTTTTAATAATTCATCTTTTGTCATATAACCACCCCTATTGTTTGATTTTAAGCTCCAAATTTAACCCTAGATTGATTTTTATTTATTACTCAAATAAATTATAAGGTTAATAATTGAAACAAAGGGTGAGCGAGATTTACTCACCCTTAATAACTAATTTACGACTAATTAAATAATCAGCACGTTTTTCAGTTACTTCAATTACATCACCAACTGTTCGTAAAATATTGTTCGATTTTAAATCATAAAATGATGATACAACTTTTACTTTAACTTTAGGTTCAGTAACTTTTTTACTAGCCATTATTAAGCACTAACTTTCTTTCTTAATAAGTAAATATATTCAGGGTCTAAGATTTTACCATCGTTGATGAAAATCATCTTATCAACATATTGGTTAGTTTCGTGATCGAAGTAGTGATGAGTTGAAACTTGTAAGTTTTGATTGATAGCATAAGCTTTTTGGCCTACCCAATACATACCAAAGTATTCATCATTTGCACAAGCATCAAATGATTTGAATAAAGTTTCAGGAACTCTCTTAACAGTAACTTCATTGAATTTATATTGTTTATCAGCAACATCGAAACCAGCTTTATTGATAGGTTGATCGTTCTTATCTTTTAAAGTACATAAGTTACCTACATAAGTACGTTTAGCCATTACAAATTCAGCACCGTTTTCTAATTCAACAGGTAAGATACCGAAGAATTTATTTTCCCAAGCTGTCCAATCAGCGATTTCAGCAGCAGTAAAATCAATAACGTGACCTTTTAATCTACCATTATTTTCTTTAGCAGCTTCAGTTAAGATACCTTCCATTTCATTCTTAGCAGGGTCACCTTTTAAGATTTCTTTATCAGTACCTTCAGCATAAGCTTGAGCTAATAATTTACCGAATGCAGCATCAAATGTTTCTGGAGCTAATAAAGCTTGTAATAAAGTACGAGCTAATCTTAATTCACCAATGTTATAACCAAATTGAACATAACCTAATACTTCACCAGCTTTAGTACGTTCAGATACAGCACCTTCAACAATACGAGTATATGTAGCAGCAAATGAAGCAATTGGAATTTTAACACCACCAACAGTGTTCATCTTATAAACTGCATTGTATAAGTAACCATAATCTTCTTTTAATGCTTCTAAGAAAGCTTTTTCAGTTGTTTCAGGTAATAATACACCTAATTCTGTAGATACACTAGCAGTAGCTTCACGTTTAACTAGTTTGTCACCCATAACACCTGAACGAATATAAGTTCTAAATTGTTCGTGATATTCTTTAGTTGAACGAACATCAACTTTTTCAGCAGGTTGAGCAGGAGCACCAACTACTTGATAAGTTCCCATAGGATTGAAAGCATTACGTCCTTCTTCGTTAGCAGCTTCTTCATCAGCTTCAGCATTTGCAACCATTTCTTCTAAAGCTTTTAATTCTTCAGCGATCTTATCTAAAGTTTCACCTAAAGAACGAACTTCATTAATATCTTCAGAAGCTTTAATTTTTTCACGAATAGATTTTTGTTCAGCTTTTTTAGCTTCAATTAATTTTAATAATTTTTCTTTCATTTTAAATTCCTCCGTTAATTTTGTTATACCATACTAGGTAGGGTATTTATTTGTTTAAAATTAATGTCTTGATTTTTAAAAGTTCAAGCTCTTTTGCGTTGTCCACGTCTTGTTTATTTTTACGGCTCAATAGCATTTGGTCCAATGCCAACTTATCATTTTCCGATGATAAATTACTACGTAAGCCAACTGTAGTCGCTTTATAAGCTGGGTCATTAACACAACTAATTTCAACTAACGTTAATTTAGTGATAAAACGTTTAGGATAATTTGTGTCTTCATCTTCCCATCTAGATTCATCTACATAAAAACCAAAACTCATAGCAGTACAAGTTCCGTCTTTAATAGACTCGTATAAATCGTTTGCATCTGTTCTCTTTAAGTTTAAATTAGCTTTAAAAGGTAAACCTTTTTCATCAACAGATAACTCTAAACCACCTTTATCAGATAAAGGAATAACACTTCTTGCTAAACGTTTAGAGTTGTAATCGTGATTCCAATATAAACTGATATCTTCTTTTAATTGTTCTTCGTCGATAGCACCTTTAACGATTGTTTCTTGAAACCAACCACCGATATCAGTAGGTGTATCATAAACAATTGCTCTACCACTAATTACACCATCAGGAGCTTCAGCATCAGCTCTAATTTCTAAAGCCATATTACGTCTAATTAATTCAGGCATCCTTACACCTCCTTCAAATATTTATATCCAAAGTCAGTTGCCTGACCTTCGAACCACACAGAATAGTAATCAGGTAGTTCTTTTCTAGTTTTACGACCAGTTCGAACTAACCAATTTCTATATTGCGATCTAGTAAAGCTAGGAATTGCAACTAGCACTAAAAACAACGGACCAAATAAAGCATTTTGAATAAAATGACCGTGTTCGTGTCTTAGTGTTGATTCTCCACTTGCTCTACTAATTATTGTACAGAAACCAAGATTTATTCCACCCCAATTACTACCTGTAACAAAGTAGACCATTTGATGAAATATTCTAGGTCTGTGTTTTGTAATTACTAACACAAGGAAAGCAATTAAACCGATCACGTTCATTATTACTCCCCAAGTGATTTGTAATATCCAGAATAATATTTTATTCATTGTCTTCCTCAATTTCAGGTAAAACATCAGTAAAATATTCATTTCCAACAGCATAGATTTTGCAACGACCTCGACCAGCTTGATAGATTACATAGTTTATATTCCATTCAATTACATTATCGAAAGTTTCATAAGTTTTATCTTCTCTAATTAAATAAATAGTCATTATTCAACCTCCAAATATTTTATTTTTGAAACAGTTGTTCCTACTAATTCATAACCATTTGCATTATATTCTGGTTTTTCAGTTTCAAAAACATATACTTTGTTATTTTTTTCAAAAATAGTTTGACAAGAAATTACACCTAATATATAAGTTCCAACTTTACCGTTTAGATGATGTATATAGCTACCTTCTTTAGAAGGAATTTTAGTAATATATACATCGCCATTACTAGCTTCAAAGAAAGTATTATGTTGACCATTAGAAGTGACTTTAGTTGCAGTTAAGTCATCAGTATTTATATGCACTATCCCACTCCAACCTTCTTTTATACCATATAAATTACCTTTAGAATCTTCGTGTAATTTTAATCCACTTGTTTCATTAAATATATTAGTTGCTGTTTCACCATCTAGATGTACTAATCCTTTTGAACTACTACTAGTTGTACTTGATACAACGTATAAATTACCTTTTGAATCAGTATAAAAAGTATTAAAATAACCACCAGCATATATTTGAGTAATACCTTGTTCCGTAACATATAAAATAGCTTCACTACTACAAAGATATGTATTACCATTTGAATCTTCATAACAAACGCTAACCGCTCTTAAATAAGTATCCGTTGTATTAGTATAGATAACATCTGTACCTCTAATAATATTAAAATATGTATTACTACTAGCAGACGCAGAGGCATACACATTGCCTTTGCTGTCTTTAACTAAATTTGATAGATTTGTTGTTATACCATTTACTTCTTCATACTCTAACCCATTAACTAGAATTAGTCTTGAAGTTAATTGCGACGAATATACTGAAACATATAATCCATATTCATTTTCAATAAACTGACCACCAGGCATATTAGTAACTTGTAATATTTTTACACAAACTTTATCTGTTATATGAAGAAGACTATAAGTAGAATTTGTATATGTAGGTATTGCATATAAGTTACCCTTCGTATCTTCATAAAATGTGTCCCAATGACATTCAGCTGTATAAATTTGTGTAGCAATTCCATCTTTTAAATGTACAATACCTGAATTTTTATTATATGTACCAACATATATATTTCCTTTTGAATCTTCATAAAAATAACACCAATTACTCAATTTATCGTATATTTTTGTTATAACTCCTGTTTGTAAATTTGTATGCCAAATGCCTGTGTTAGTGCTACTATCAGTAGAACTATATAAATCTACTCCATTACTAGCGATAAATTCATATTTTCCTTTATGAACAGGAACACACTCATCAACAACCTTATCCCAAGTTTTTTCAGCAATTTCAACATTTACTTTTAATGGAAGTTTTTTCTCACTAATCATTCCCTCAATATCAACTGTTCCATTTTTAGTAACGTTAATATCACTTCCGTCATAATCTCCACCTAATTCGATTGTTTTATCTTCTGGAGTGTTGATAGTAGTTCCGATTATTGCTTTATAAGGAATTTTAGCTTCACCTTTTACATTAATATTCGGTTGTAAAACAACATTAACATCAACCTTCATTATTCCACCACCAATTTGTTTTCATTAACAACAGTTGTGATATATTCACCTCTAAGTTCAACATCATAGAAATATGTACCTTTAGTAAATTTAGCAGTCAATTCTTCTGTCATATCAATAACGATTGTATTAGTTCCAGTTACTTCGATTTCGTGAATTACTTCTTTTTGTTTATTAACAATTGTCATCGCAAATACATCAGTTTCTTCTACTGAAAGTGTATTTCCGTTATTGTCTAATTTAGTAAAGTTTAACTCGATTTGAAAAGTATCACCTTCGTACCAACGAATTGTATTGTCACCACAAACTCTAGGTGACTGTTTCGCACATTTAATCATTTTAGTTTACCTCCATATTAATAAATTTCTTGTATTGTTTCGTAGACAGGATATTCTTGCATACCATCTCCACAATAACAATCTTCAAATATACTACCTGTACCACCACAAGCACCATAGCATTCAACATTAGGATTAACAGCTCCAGATTTAGTTAAATCAGCAGAACATTTAGGACAGTTAGGTTGTATATCTATACTCCAATCATTACCTAAATCAATACCACAATTATTACAAGCATTTGTGATAATACC